ATTGCTTTAGTTGCGATCGGAGCGATGACGCTTAACCCAGTCATGCTTCTGGCTGGAATCGCACTCCTTGGCGGCGGAACAGCTCTCAAATTAGGGAGTAGCGGAACAAGCGGAATTAGAGGCGGAGGCTTCAGCAGCAGAATGGCGGCCCCTCGTCTCGCCTTAGAGGATGTCCCTGCGCTGGCCCGTGGCGCTGTCATTCCGCCGAACCGTGAGTTCTTGGCGGTATTGGGGGATCAGAAAAGCGGAACAAACATCGAGGCTCCCACATCGGAAATCGAGGCTGCGGTCATGCGCGGAATCCAGCGGAGCGGGATAAACGGCCATGGAGGCAACCAGACTGTGATTCTGGAAGTGGACAAGCAGGTGCTGGGCCGTGTAACCTATCGGGCCAATCAAGCGGAAGGGAAACGAATCGGTGTGGAGTTGGTGGAGGTGTAATTTTGAGTTACATCAAACTGAATGGGCGGGAATTTGATGCGGACATCGCTATCTCGGCCTACAACCGGAACTTCAATGTGCTGGATGGGGACAATGCGGGCCGCGTCCTCTCCGGTCTGATGATTCGAGATATCATCGGCACATACCTTGGTCACAAAATCACCGTGTTTCGGCGCGGAGACGACTATAAAGGGCTGGATGACTTCTGGGACTATCTCTATCAGCACTCCATTGATGATTCTGTTCTACTGGAGGCGGCTGATGGACAGAAGACCATCAGCTACCAAGCCTACTACACCAGTGCATCTCAGGACATTGAGAAGGTGGAAAACGGGGTGACCTACTGGGGCGAGATTGAAGTGAGCTTTGTACCCATGGACGCACAGCTAAAGCCGTGAGGTGATACGAGATGGCGAACACGACTAAAATCGTATATGACGGACGAACATACACCGGGACAGAGATACAGAACGGAAATATGAGACTGGCTACATCTCTGCTTTCGTCCTCTCTGGAGAGCAATACGTTCAACGTGACTTTGAAAAGCCCAAACAAGAATCTGACCAATTTCTCCAGAAACGCTCCTATCACAGTGTTCAACGGTGAGCGTCAACTCGGGATATTTTATGTCCAGGACGTGAAGAGAACTGCAGCTGATTTGTACAAGGTTTCGGCTACATCTGCGGTCGGTATATTGAGTGATGGTAACCACTACGGCGGCATCTATACAGGGCAGACTGCTGAATCCATTATCGGTAGCATCTGCGGGTCAGTAAAGTATGATATCCAGAACAAGCTGCGGCCCATAAAGTTATATGGCTGGCTCCCCATTGCAACACCGAGAGACAACCTCGCCCAAGTCCTGTTTGCGATGGGGGCCACTCTCCGAACAGACTTGAACGGCGTGTTACGGATCGAGGAGCTGTGGGATGGGCTGAGTGGTGACATCGGGACAGACCGAATGTATCAAGGCGCCTCTGTTGAATACGCGTCAAAAGTTACCCAAGTCTCACTGACAGAGCACCAATATGTGGCAAGTGGAGATCTTGATGAGCTGTTCAGCGGCACGACCCAAAGCGGCGATATTATCACCTTTGATGAACCGGTCTATGGTCTTACTGCCTCCGGGTTCACGATACAGAGCCAGGGCGCGAACTTTGCAAAGCTATCTGCCGGTAACGGAACTCTAAAGGGACGGAAATATAAACATAACACCCGAGAAATCATCAAAACCGTGTCTTCCGCATCTGAGCCTAACATAAAGGCAGTGAAGGACGCTACGCTTGTATCGCTGGTAAATTCACAAGCTGTTTCAAACAACCTTGTAAATTACCTAAAATGGAACCGGACAATTAAAACTAGTGTAGTTTACCAGGGGGAAATTCCGGGGGATCTTATATCCACATGGGACCCATTCGACAAGACATCTGTGGATGTTTGCATTCAAGAAGCAGACATAATATTGTCGAATACGATTAAGGCAAACGAAAAAATGCTAGTCGGATTTACCCCCATCAGGCAGGATAATAGTCAGACCTACGATGAGCACGAACTCCTCACAGGCTCTGGGACCTGGACTGTCCCGGATGGTGTTAGTGAGGTTGAGGCGGTCGTAATTGGCGGCGGCGGAGCTGGCTATGATGGGAGTCCTGGAGAGGCTGGGCCCGGCGGCTCTGGGACTTGGGGGGAAAGCCTTCGGGACGGAGATACGATTAACTTAGATGGCGTAGCCGTCGGAAGCAGCAAAAGCGCATCAACAAATTGCTCTACATCCCAAAGAAATACAGATCCAGGAGAAGGTGGAGAGGGCGGTTCGGCTGGTACACCAGGAAAGGTTTACCGAAAAACAATTTCAGTGACTCCAGGGCAAAAAATCTCATACCAATGTGGGAGCGGAGGACAGTCCAATGGTTCCGCCGGTGGAAATACGACATTTGGAAGCGTCTCGTCAAGTTCTGGATCATCCTCCGGATCGGGATATACGGACATCATTACAGGCGAGACATACGCAACAAGTGGAGTTTCTGGCGGGAAAGGTGGAAAGGGAGGAAGTGCTGGCTCTGAAGGTGAGTCAACGGGTGGATCAGGGGGCGGATATCCGAACTCTCGGAGCATCAACGAATCTGATAACCCAAGAAACTATGGATCGGATTACAACACAGAAAGCAATGTAAGTGTGTCTGGAAATGCAGGCGGAGCTGGCGGCGGTGGAGCCGGTGGAGACTCCGGAAGCATTAATGGAGGCAATGGAGGGGATGCAACCGCCCCATCCTTCAGCTATGATCTTGATGTATCTTATGCTCAAATTAGGCTCACGCCTTCACGAGGCGGAAATGGAGGAACTGGGGCTAATGGTGCGAACGCGAGCAAATATGGATCATCTGGATCTGGAGGCGGTGGAGGCGGCGGAGGTGGCGGAACTGCATCTTCCTCCATCAACGCAAGCGCAAGTTCAACGTGCGAGGTCCTTAGGCTTACAAATGAACGACACATTGTACAATCTTATGTAACAAGCACTGACTCAAAGCCAGGCTCTGGTGGAGCCGGTGGCAAAGGTGGAGCTGGCGCGGACGGCTGCATCATCCTGTATTACGGCGTTACGACTCCGGTCCAGGACGGCCAGCTCAAGGACAAAAACGGCCTGATGCTGCTGGACAAGTACGGCAGACGGCTCATCGTATAGGAGGGTAGACATGGCAACGATAGACGAACTGAATGCCCAGGTGGCACAGCTCAGGGCGGAAGTGGAGCAGCTGCGGGGGCAGATCGCCAGTGCGGGAGTCAATGCTCTGGCCGCGGCTCCGTCTGGCTACTACATGCTCAAATACAGCGGTGAAGAGATAGACACGAAACTAGGCAAGATTTGATGGAGGTGATCGCTGTGCTCTATATGCAGGACTGGCACATTTGTGTCCCGGCAGATTTTTCGTTGGGGTTTGAGGGAGACAACAATGCCGTCACCCTGGAGATCAGCACAGATTTGCCGGAAGGCTGGGACCTGAAGGTCGATGTGGCAAAAGATGGAGAGAAAAACATCATCCAGCTCAACCGCAGAGATAACGTCTACTATGCCCTCCTCACCTCCTCCATGTTGGCGGATGATGGGGTCTACGAGATGCAGGTGCGTGGGACATTGGGAGATCAGGTCCGGCACAGCAATATTTTCCTATCCCATGTGCATAACTCCATCAACGCCACAGATGCCTTCCCCCCTCCCCTGCCCTCTGAATTTGAGCAAATGGAGGACAGGCTCAACAGCATCAACAATAATCCGCCCCAGCCCGGCGAGAATGGATACTGGCTGATCTGGGACCCTGATGACATGGAGTACAAGGAGTCTGATATCCCTCTCCCCGCGGAAGGTGGGACTGTTGGGACCACGGATTACAATAAGCTCAAAAACAGGCCCAGCATCAACGGCGTGGAACTGATTGGGAATAAAACATCAGACGAGCTCAAAATACCAGCAGGAGAAAAGGGTGAGAAGGGCGACCCGGGGCCGGAGGGACCTGCTGGACCAAAGGGGGACCCGGGACCGACCGGACCGCAAGGACCAGAGGGTCCAGTTGGTCTACAAGGGCCTAAGGGAGATACCGGCGAACAAGGCCCAGCCGGCGAGCAAGGACCTCCGGGAGAGCGTGGACCGGAAGGCCCCCAGGGCCCGAAAGGCGACCAGGGCGAACAGGGAAAGCAAGGACCCAAAGGAGACCAGGGAGAACCCGGCCCACAGGGACCCGCCGGAATAGACGGGACCTCATTTGTGGTAAGAGACCGCTTTGATACACTGGAGGAACTGAAATCCGCCCACCCCATTGGCGAGCCTGGGGATGCTTATGCGGTGGGCTCGGAAGATGACAACACGATCTACATCTGGTCGGAAGACCTGATGAACTGGAAGAGCATCGGCAAGCTCCAGGGGCCAGCGGGACCGCAGGGCCCGAAGGGAGAGCAAGGACCAAAGGGAGAGCCCGGGGAACAAGGAGAGATCGGCCC